ACACTGATGAAACAGGTAAGGGAGGCTTTGCTGAGCGAAGAGCCAAAAGACACGGGTAAACCACTTTATTTTGTCATCGAAGTTATACCCGATAAGGATAGAATTAAAGGTAATACCAAGAAGATATACCATTACGGGTATAATTCTGAGTACGACCTTGTGGTTATATCTAAAGACGGAACCATTGGTGAGATTTATGAAATCAATGGACTGAAGGTAGCGTTGCCAGAGGAGCCAAAGAAAGTATACAGCAGGTCTACTAAGAAAGAAGATCAGTACTGGGAGAGAGCTGAGTTTCCTTCAGCGCTTTCTAAAATCAAGTCTATTTTCCAGTGGAATAAGATGCCTCTTCAGTTTAGAAACTCATGGGTTGATTATATTGATCAGGAGTTTGAGAGAAGAGATAATGGTTTTTGGTTTAAGAATAACGGAGTGTCTACATATATTACAGGTGGTCACTACATGTATTTACAGTGGTCTAGCATTGACGTTGGTTTCCCTGACTTTAGAGAGGCTAACAGAATTCTTTATATCTACTGGGAGGCTTGCAAGGCTGACCCAAGATCATTTGGAATGGTGTACCTAAAGATTCGTCGTTCTGGATTTTCGTACATGGCTGACGGAGAGATTGTAAACATGGGCACAAACATTCACAACGGGCGTATAGGTATTCTATCTAAGACTGGTCCTGACGCTAAGACTATGTTTACAGACAAGGTGGTACCAACATTTAGGAACTACCCATTCTTCTTCAAGCCTATCCAGGATGGTATGGACAATCCAAGAACTGAACTTGCGTTTAGAATCCCATCGTCAAAGATTACTGCAAAGAACTTCAAGACGATGCACGATGATGAAGAGCCAGAGGAAGGTCTTAACACTACAATTGATTGGAAAAACACGGCAGACAACAGTTACGATGGTGAGAAGTTACAACTACTTGTACATGATGAAAGTGGTAAGTGGTCTCAGCCAAATAATATTTTGAATAATTGGCGTGTAACAAAAACATGTCTTCGTTTGGGTAGAAAGATTATTGGCAAGTGTATGATGGGTTCAACGTCAAACGCGTTAGACAAGGGTGGTGAGAACTTCAAGAAGTTGTATGAGGACTCTAACCCAAGAAGGCGTTCTGATAACGACCAAACTAAATCAGGTCTTTACGCATTATTTGTGCCGATGGAGTGGAATATGGAAGGCTTCATTGATAAACATGGTATGCCAGTATTTAGAAAGCCTGAGAAACCTATTTTAGGCGTCGATGGAGAGATGATAAACTTAGGTGCTGTTGACTATTGGGAGAACGAAGTTAAGGCCCTGAAGAGCGACCCTGACGCATTAAACGAATTCTATCGTCAGTACCCACGTACTGAATCACACGCGTTCAGAGATGAGAGTAAGCAGTCGATATTTAACTTGACTAAAATCTACACTCAGATTGACTTCAACGATAGTTTGATTGCTGGAAGTTTTACGACTAAAGGATTCTTTAGTTGGAGAGATGGAAAGAAAGACACTGAGGTTATCTGGACACCAGACCCAAGGGGTAGGTTCAACATATCATGGGTACCTCCACGTGGTCTTCAGAATAGAGTTGAGAGAAGGGGTGACTTGTTCTATCCAATGAATGAGCACATCGGTGCGTTTGGTTGTGACTCATATGATATCTCAGGAACCGTAGATGGTTTCGGATCTAATGGTGCATTGCACGGACTAACTAAGTTTAACATGGAGGACGCGCCAAGCAACGAATTCTTTCTTGAGTACGTTGCTAGACCTCAGACAGCAGAGATATTCTTCGAGGAGGTGCTGATGGCTTGCTTCTTTTACAGCATGCCAGTATTAGCGGAAAACAACAAACCCAGGTTGCTATATCACTTTAAGAATAGAGGGTACAGACACTTTTGTTTGAATAGACCTGACAAGCCATTGTCGAAACTTTCTTCAACTGAGAGAGAACTAGGTGGCATACCTAACTCAAGTGAGGATGTTAGACAGGCACACGCGTCAGCGATTGAGACGTACATTGAGAAGTACGTTGGCCTTGACTTTGAGTCAACGTACAGAGACCCTTCAGAGATGGGCTCGATGTACTTCAATAGAACATTAAATGATTGGGCTAAATTTGATATCAGTAACAGAACAAAGTACGATGCGTCTATTAGTTCTGGCTTATCCATTATGGCTAATCAAAAACACATGTATCAGCCTGAAAGAAAAGAGTCAAAAATAAGCATTAAATTTGCAAGATACAAAAACAATGGGACAACTAGTCAAATAATTAACTAATGCGGAAAGAGTCGAATATTGACATATCGCCTATTCAGTTTCCTAGTCAACTTGCCACCGATGCAGAGAAGGCGAGTTTGGAGTTTGGGTTACGAGTAGGCCAAGCCATTCAATACGAATGGTTTAGACGAGACAGCGGATCTGCGAGATACTATAACCAATGGAAAGACTTTAACCGTCTAAGGTTGTACGCTCGTGGTGAGCAGCCGATTCAGAAGTATAAAAACGAGTTGGCTATTGACGGAGACCTTTCTTACTTAAATATTGACTGGACCCCAGTTCCAATTATACCTAAGTTTGTCGATATCGTTGTGAATGGTATGTCTGACAGACTTTTTACAGTTAAAGCCTACGCACAAGATGCTTTGTCTGCTGATAAGAGAAATCAATTCCAAGACATGATTGAGGGAGAGATGGCAGCGAAAGAGGTATTGATGGAGGTGCAAGATAAGTTTGGTGTTGACCCATTTATGGTTAGTCCAGAGGACTTGCCTAACGATGATCAGGAGTTGGCATTGTTCATGCAACTTAACTACAAGCCTGCTATTGAGATTGCTGAAGAAGAGGCTATCAACACAATTATGTTGGACAACCACTATGACGATATTAAGAGAAGGTTTGACTATGACTTAACCGTTCTTGGTATTGCTATTGGCAAGCATGAGTTTCTTCCTGGGGAAGGAGTTAAACTTAATTATGTTGACCCGGCAAACGTGGTATACAGTTACACTGAAGATCCATACTTTAGAGATTGTTTCTACTGGGGTGAAATCAAGACTGTTCCAATGACGGAACTCGTTAAGATTAATCCAAACATTAGTAAAGAAGAATTAGAGACAATCTCAAAGACTAGCCAGTCATGGGGTGAGTACTACTCCGTATCTAGATTCTACTCTGACGATGTGTTCTCAAGAGACACGTGTACTCTTCTTTACTTTAACTACAAGACCACTAAGACTTACGTTTATAAGAAGAAGATTCTAGACGGTAATGCTGCTAGAGTAATCGAGAAGGATGACACTTTCAATCCTCCTGTTGAGATGATGGAGGAAGGTCGTTTCGAGAAGATTGAGAAGACCATTGACGTGTGGTATGAGGGCGTGATGGTTGCAGGTACTCAGATTGTACTTAAGTGGCAGTTGATGGAGAATATGGTTCGCCCTAAGTCTGCGTCACAGATGGCAATGCCAAACTACGTTGCTGTTGCTCCACGAATGTACAAGGGAACGATTGAGTCTTTGACTAGACGAATGATTCCTTTTGCTGACCTTATCCAAATCACTCACTTGAAGTTACAGCAAGTAATTTCTAGAATGGTACCAGACGGTGTGTTCATCGATGCAGATGGTCTCAATGAGGTTGACCTTGGTAATGGGAACGCTTACAATCCAGAAGACGCTTTACGACTATACTTCCAAACTGGTAGTGTTGTAGGTAGAAGTTACACTGGTGACGGAGACTTTAATAACGCACGTGTTCCAGTACAGCCTCTAGTAGGCACTACTGGCCAGTCTAAGATGGCTGCGTTGATAAACAACTACAACCATTACCTTGAGATGATTCGCAGCGTGACGGGGCTAAATGAGGCTCGTGACGGAAGTGATCCTGACCCACGTGCATTAGTTGGTGTACAGAAACTTGCAGCACTTAATTCTAACACCGCAACAAGACACATTCTTGACGCTGGTTTGTTTATGACTAAGACTTTTGCTGAGGCATTGAGTGTTCGTGTTTCTGATATTCTTGAGTACGCTGAGTTTGCAGAAGAGTTTGCTATGCAGATTGGTAAGTACAATGTTGGTATCCTTAGAGATGTTAAAGACTTGTATTTGCATGACTTCGGAATCTTTATTGAGGTATCTCCAGACGAAGAGCAGAAAGCACAACTTGAGCAAAACATTCAAGTTGCTCTAGCCAAAGGTGATATTAATCTTGAAGACGCTATTGACATCAGAGAGATTAAGAACATCAAGATGGCTAACCAGCTTCTAAAAGTTAAGAGAGCCAAGAAGATGGAGATGGATCAGAAGAACGATATGATGAAGCAGCAGATGCAGGCTCAGATTAACATGCAGGCTCAGGAAGCAGCAGCACAAATTAACATTCAGAAGATTCAACTTGAGACCGAAAGTAAGATTCAACTCAAGCAGGCTGAGGCCGCAATGGATCTTGAGAAACTTAAGGGTGAGGCAATGCTTAAGATGCAGTTAATGGAGCGTGAGTTCCAGTACAACATGGAGTTGAATGGAATGCAAACTAGGTTGCTAAAAGATAGAGAAGAGATGAAGGAAGATAGAAAGGATGAGAGAATCAGTAAGCAAAACACTCAACAGTCTAAGTTAATCACACAAAGAAAGAATAACTTACCTCCAATGAAGTTTGAGTCAACCGAAGACACGTTCGATGGTTTTGACCTGGCTTCATTCGAACCAAAATAAATTAAATAATAACTAAATTTGTAATCTAATGGAACTTAAAGTACGAGCTCTAGATGACGTAGAGCAAAAATCAGCGCAACAGATTGAAGAAGAGTTGCTAAAAAAACACGAGGAGCAGGTTTCTGCTTCAGAACAAGTTGAAACCACTAATGTGGTAGACACTTCACAATCAGTAGATTTAAGCGAGGATAAAGTCCTTGACTTTCTTGACAAGAAGTACGGCAGAAAATTGTCTAGTGTAGAAGATTTATTCGCCTCACAGAAAGAAGAGTTGCCTGAAGATGTTTCAGCATTCTTGAACTTCAAGAAAGAAACAGGCAGAGGGATTAATGACTTTGTAAAGATTAATAGTGATTTGGATTCTTTGGACCCAGATCAGATACTAAAAGAATATTACTCTCAAAAGGAGAGTGACCTTGATACTGAAGAAATCGAGTACTTGATTGCTGACAAGTTCAGTTATGATGAGGACTTAGATGACGAGAAGGATATCAAGAAGAAACAAATTGAAAAGAAAAAAGAACTTGCAAAGGCTAAGAAGTTCCTTGAGGAACAGAAGCAGAAATACAAGGCACCGCTTGAGTCAAGCTATGGTAGCCTCTCTGCTGAAGAACAAGAGGCACTGAAGGCTTACAAGGAATACTCAGCGAAAGCGCAAAGTAGCCAAGAGCTAG